GCCGTCGGTGCGGAAGCACCGCTTGGCAACTGTGGCTGTATATTTAGCACCTTCCGTCGCAACTCATCCCACTTCTGCGGAATGGAGCTTGCCGACAAGGAAGGTTGCAACTCGAATGTGATTTTTGAGAGCCCGTACATCGATTCTGATTTTATCTTGTACACACCGCTCATACTTTGAATCTCACGAGAGATAGGCTCGGTAATCAACCGCTCCACTTCTGCCGGTTCGGCACCCGGATAGCGGGTCATAATAACCGCCGACTTTATGACGAAAGGAGCATCCTCTTTCTTACCCAGCTTGCCGAAGGAAGTGATTCCCCCAATCAGCAATACAGCAAGAAAGAAATAGATGATTTTCGTATTATCTAATGAATATTTGGCTAAACTCATAATAAATGATCGTTGATAATTGATGAATGACAGCGGATAAATGATACTTAATCATTTATCAACTATCACCTGTCAACAGTTGTGATAGATTCTCCTTCTACTAGTTGGTATACGCCTGCTATGACGATTTTTTCACCGGGTTTCAAACCTTCCGAGATGAGCGCCTGTGCTTCTCCGGTCGGGGCGTTGACGGTCACTTCCCGTTTGTGGACTTTATTGTCTTCTACCACCCAGACATACATTTTATTCCCTTCGCTTTCACCGAATACGGCACTAAGCGGTACAATCGTCCAGCTATCCTGCACCAACGGGCCTACATCTGCCGTGAAACGGATGCTGCACGTGAAACCGGGTTTAACAGCATACAGATCGCGGTCGAATGACGGATCGTCAATCGTGATGCTGACCGGAATTCCTGTGCCATCCGTAGAAATATCAAGATATTCTTCCAGTTTCGCTTGAAACACGTGTCCTTTAAATGTGTCGAACTCTACAAGGAAACGCGGGTCTTTGGCGCGCAACAAATAAAGATACGCATCCGGAATGGTGAATTTGATACGCAGATTGTGTGTATTGACAAGCTGCACGATACCCTCACCGGAGTTGACACGCTGATAGTTTTCCACCAGTCGTTTTTCGATAGAACCGTCGAAAGGAGCTGTCAGCTTGGTGTCGCGCATATTGTTGGCAGACAGTTCGTATTCAGACTTCGCCTTCTGGAAGTTGGCGAGGCTGATTTCATATTCCTGCACGGAGATCGCTTGCCGGGAGAGGAGCCGTTTGTTACGTTCCACTTGTGCCGAAGCCGTTTCGTATGCCGATTTCGTGGCGGCATATTGCAACGCAATGTCTCTGGGGTCGATAGCCGCGATGAGCTGTCCTTTTTTCACTTTCTGTCCTTCGATGACAGGAAGCTGAATGATTTGTCCGTTGACCCGGAAAGCCAGCTTCACATATTCCACCGCTTCCACGATTCCCGAGAAATCTTTTCTGATAATCGATCTTGACTCGACAATCGTAGTCTTTACGGGACGTGCAGTTGTCGTTGTCGTTTCTTTTTTCTGTCCGCAGCCAGCCAGCAAGATTGCAGCCGCCAGGACGAATCCAAATTCCTTTTTCATATACCACGTTGATGTTTAGAGGTTTTGCGTTGATAAATAGCGAATAATATACTAAAACAACTCCTGTTTATTTATGTTCAATATTCCTGTCTTTTCATATCCTGCCTCTTAACCTTTATATGGAACACAAAAAAACGGGAACTTTACGAGTTCACCACAGAGGACACAGAGTTCTTCTCTCTCTTTCCGTAAGCAAAACAGAGCGATAAATACGATTACTCTGTATTACTCTATAGGGAATAAAAATAGTAAACCTCCGTGTCCTTTGTGGTGAAATATAAATTCCCATTTAGCAAAGAAGTGTGCAGAAATAAACTAAAATCGCACTATTTTGCTCATTTCAGTGCAGAAATGAATGAAAGTTTTTCCTACTATAAAGTTGAAAAACATAAAAACATCTGCCACCTGCAACGAAACGCGTGTAACACACTAATTAATAAATAGTTGGAACGTTGCAGATACCTGTGGCAGATAGGTTGCAGATAAAGTATCTGCAACACGTTATATAATCAAAGAAAAAGTCTTGATTCCTTTGTGCAAAGCTATGGGATAATTGGGGTGACTCTATGGAGAATTTGTGGTGTCTCTACGGGGAAACGACAGTATCCTTACGTGGAAACTGTAGTGTCCCGCCTTAGAAACTCTCGTTTCCTACCGTGGAAATTGTAATTTCTAATGCAGGAAACGACAGTTCCCCGCCTGGAAACGGGAAGTTAATGTATACAATAAACTTTTGCCCTCCTGGAGAATTAGCTTATGTAAGGTTTATACTGTGTTGCAGATACTTTATCTGCAACCTATCTGCCGCAGGTATCTGCAACGCTCCAACTATTTATCAACTAGTACATTACACGCTTTTCGTTGCAGGTGGCAGATGTTTTCATGTTTTTTCAACTTTATGGTAGGAGGATTACGCATCAAAATTAGGGTCACAACCGTAAGTCATAAAACAGATTCACCTCTGTGTCCTCCTTTAGATTTGCACTGTGAAAAATAAAGGTTGAAATATTACCTTTGTGGTTAAAACAAGTTAACCAAGGAAAGTAGGTGACCCATTGTGTCCTCTAGGCAGAAGCCCTATCCACGGAATTAGTCCTTCTTTCCTTATCAGTTGAACAGATCCAATTAGAATTTTAGGTCGTTGGCCTATTAAAGGATATAGTTTGTTCAACCTATGGTTAACCCTTTAATAGTGCAAAAATATGGAAAAGAAATGGTTTATTGGCATTGACATCTCAAAAAAAACTTTGGATGTTGTTATTTACGTTCCTACAAAGAAACATGCGGACGAAACAAATTATGAACGCTTCTTAAACAAAGAAGAGGGCTACAAGTCTCTTCTTTGTTGGTTGAAAAAGAAAAACATGGCAAAGAAAAGGCTGGTCATTAGTATGGAAAATACGGGTATTTACAGTTTTGACTTATGCCTTTTTCTAGAAGCAGCATCCATCGATTACTGTTCTTTCAATCCTCTTCATTTAAAACGTTCCTTAGGTTTGGTACGTGGGAAAAATGACCGTGTAGATGCCGAAAGAATAGCCTATTTTGCTTATCTTCATCGGGATGAACTATCTTACTCTAAGCTGTCAGGGAGTTCAATTATCCGTTTGCGTGACTTTGCTGCAGAGAGAAAACGTTTTGTAAAGCAGCAAGCTGAATACAAAGGTTTTCTCACTGATAGAAAAGATTGTGAAATGACTTCTACCATTGAGCGCGCTGCCCATATGGTAAAGATACTGGATGAAGAAATTGCAAGTGTTGAAGAAGAAATGCTGCAAATTATCAATTCAGACCCATCTATTCTCCGAAATTATGAGCTCTTAAACAGTATTAAAGGCATTGGGACGATCAATGCGATGAATACAATCATACATACTAATAATTTTCAGGCATTTGAAACGGCACGTCAATATGCATGTTATTTAGGTATTGCTCCTTTTGAGCATTCTTCGGGAACAAGTATTAAAGGTAAAACAAGGGTTTATCCCACGGGAGCAAAACTATTGAAAGCGGATCTTTCACAAGCTGCTAATTCAGCGATTGTATGGGATAAGGAAATGAAAGAGTATTATGAAAGGAAAAGGAAGGAAGGGAAAGCTTATGGAGTAGTGCTAAATGCAGTCAAGTTTAAACTAGTAGGAAGAATGTTTGCGGTGGTCAAAAGGGGAACACCCTTTGTGGAGTTAATGACTTACAAAAAGTAAACGGACTGAAATAGCCCGTTTAACTTCTTTAACTGTTTTTTATAGGCCTATTATTTGCATAGGTCTTAGAATTCCGTGTCCTCTGTGGTGAAAACCGTGCAAGAATGAATCTATTTTAAGAATGTGATTGCCCCAAATCACTCCCCTTAATTTTCGGACTGCTCCCTTTTTTCTTTTATCTGTTTTACATTTATGTAGCAAAACTAAACTATCCCATTATCCATTTCGCAGCCTTAGGCAACACTTTGTAGAATAATGCAACTATACACCACGATACTATAAACACAAATAAAGCTGTCGCTGGAATACGCATGAATATAGGTAAATCAATTCTGTCAATTGCTAAATAACCTATTCCTACAGCAAAATAATGTACCATATAGATGCCCAGTCCACATTTTGTTATATTCTTTAAGGCTGATATAATTAAGGGAGACGTTACCTTTACTTTTTGAATTAATAAATACCAGGCAACCGTCATTAAAAAGACATTGGGCGAACAGTATAAAAAGAATAATTCCATTTGGCGCTCTGTAATATCAGGTTGTGAAGTCATATTCCTGAATCCATAATACGTTATGGCATAACCGACACTAAAAAGAATAAGAGATAAAACAACAGTCTTTTTCATCGACAACTTGTTTCTGTCTTTCAAATAATAGCCTAAAAGCAGATAACCGCTAAAACCTGAAAAATAATATAAAGTGCCATAGTCATTCCAAGCACAAGTACCTCCTATATAGCTGGATATATATTCTTGGCAATAAGGCAGAAATAAGGTGATAAACCAAACGGATAAGAATATTTTCATTTGTTTCTCTGTTGCTTGTTTCAGCCATGCAGAAAAAAAAGGCATATACAAATATAATCCTATCAACATATATATGTACCATATAAATCCGGAAAAACCAGACGTGCCGCTTAACAAAAACGATGCGTTTCAAAAAGTACAAAAACGACGCGTACAAGAAAAACGGTGAGCGCGGTCCTATTCAGCATGATCAAAGCCCACCGTTTTTCTTTCACTTGAACCCTCTTTAAATGGCTTTAAAATATCATTTAAAAGCCATTGCAGATTCAAAATAATTTCCTATCTTTATGCAATTGTTAGGCTGCTATACCTGACACCTCATCCGGCTTCGTGTACAGCATCATGTCTGTATATTTAGCTTGATAGTTTACGCTTGCACTAAACTCCACTTTCCTGCATTCCTTGAATGGGCTGCCGACAAATGGGTTTCGGTCCATCCAGTCGCACAGTTCTAAAATGGAGGACTTGTTCGAGGTGAAGTACACGAACGAATGCCCTTTCAGAACGGTTAGTACATCCAGATAGTCAGCCAGACGCCAGAACATCTTGTAAGTACCCACCTCGGTGGAGAGGTACGGCGGATCAACCAGGAACACCACACCCGGAACATCTTTGTAACGTTTGAATACTTCCTTGTAGTCTTCGCTGGTTATAGTCAGTCCTTCCAGATAATCCTTTGCTTCGGGATAGTCTGTCTGCCGAATCCTATTGTAGATGGCTTCTTTCTTCATTCCTTCCAAACTGGTCACATATTTCATGGCGAACAACAAGGATGCGGAAACCGTGATATAATCCACGTAACCGTGCTCTTTTTCTTCCCTCTCAATACGAGCAAACATTTTATCGCGAACCTCCCCGGTTATACGTTTGTTTCTGGGTTCCCCTTCAGCTATCCGACGCAAATCGGATAACAGCACATTGGTGGCCGGGATATTTACAAGTCGGCAGCGGTAGTTGTCGAAGTCATTATACACAACGGTGGCATCAGGCCTGACACATTTGGTAATATGTGACAGCAGGCCCGAGCCGCCAAACAAGTCCACAAACACGGTGCTGTCCGGGAACTGTCCCAGCACCTTGATAAATTCCCTCGCAAACATGCGTTTCTGCCCCACGAAAGGAAGCGGGGCGGACAAATACATCTTTCTCATTTCATTCTGCTTTAAAACGGCCGCAAAGGTCCACAGAATAAACGAAAAACAGCGGGAAACATGAACTGTTCCCGCTGCAAGACATATACAGCAAACTACACGTTCAACCCGAAGCGGACCGTCTCGTCACCGGCGATCAGCGCACGGGTGCCCGGGATATTATTCTCGTAGATATGTACATTGCCCAGATAGAGAGTGATCGACTTCAAGGGAAGTTCTATCTGCCGCGCCATCAGGTACAGGTGGTAAATATCGGAAGGTAGCCCGAGGTTTGCGTCACTGCTGCGCTGGTAGGCGGACAGAACCAGTTCACCGCCATCTAACTGGAACTGTACCAGACTCAAACAGGGTGCCTGGTTGCTCTCGGCACCGGTTTCGCCCAGAAAAAGCACGTAGTTCTTGCTGTTGCGCCTCTCCCGGTTAATTTTCGCTATCAACGGAGGCAGCTTCTCGAAATAGGTCGGGTAACTGTTCACCAGGATGGAGCCGCAATAGTCCCACCAGTTGATGCCGGCCTCCCGGTACTTCTCCACGTTGCGCTCACCCTGCATAAATAACTGCAACTCGCTGCGGAGCTTCTTGCGGGCGATATTATGCCCCTCGAATATGTCAAGCAGGTCCGCCGGTGTCAGTGACAGCTGCTCGTTCAGAAGGTATTGTATATTTCCCTTCTTGTTGGTCTGTGTTTTTCCCGTGGCAAGAATCTTGTCCAGGATACGGTAATACTTGTTCATAGCCATTTCCTCCTTCTAAATTTGAAACACCCTAAAGATAAGGGGAAACGGCACTCCCTACGACATAAAACAACCCGTTCACACTGCAAGCGTCTTGCAGTCGCTCTGGAATCGTTTCACCAAGGCATAAACCTTACGTTCGCTCACCGAATACTTTTCGGACAATACGGCCACAGCATACGAGACTTTTTCACCTTGATCGAGTAGGCGGGTATAGTCCGCGTACAGGTCGATATACCGGGCATCTTCCAGACGGATGCCGGCCGCCTGAAGCCTTTTCAACAGCTCCCGGTTAAAGTTTAATATCTCAATCACTTTCATACAACAAAAAAATTATATCTTTGCATCGCCAATCATTTTTTAGACAACAAAAAAAACGTCAAACCGTGACAGAGGGTATTTGCCCCCGGTCGCGCGGTTTGGCGTTTCATGTTTATAAAAGTGATTGGCGTTACTTTTTAACAGGCCGGGGGCTTTTTTCTTATCCTCCCCCGAAGGATTTATTCCACCCGGTACTTCTCCGGATCAAAAGCGTCTTTCTTCCTCCAGCCGTCAGACAGCGTGTCCTGAACATGCTTCATGGCTTTCGTGTAGAAATCGGTCAGTTCCTCCAGTGTGACGAACTCCCGATATTGGGGAACCTCATCCGTACCGAACTTGAATGTCACGGGAAGCGTAGCACCACCAGTCTGTACGGCCAGATCATACGCTGCCTTATAATTGAACTGGTTTTCACTTGACAGCCATACCGGCATACCTTCATAGAGAAAACCGGAAAGTATCTCACGGTCAATTTGCTCATTACACCAGTCTGTAATGACGGACTTTATAGTATCCATGTGAGGTCTGCCGACAAAGCCTTCCTCCATGTAGGAGGCGGATCCGTCCTCACGTTCCTGTACATCCCAGCGGATGCGCCATCTGTTGCGTGCCGGGCTCACGCACTCGATCAGTTTTATCCCGGATGTTCCTTCTACCCGTTTCATGTAAATATGTATTTAGTTCGACCCTTGCCGAAGGTTTCCGTCTTGATGGTGGTCTCGAACGGGAAGCCGTCGGGCATATCCTTCACTTGCAAGAGGATGTTCTTCATCTCCTCGCTGTTGGTAAAGAACTTTTTCGGTTCACCGTTCATCTCAATGGCCACGATACAGCGGTCCTCGCCCTGTTCGGTCTTGATGCCCGTCTCGAAGTCCTTCACCACAATCGGTAAGTTCACCAGCTCCCGGATGCTTACCACCACCCCGGGAAAACGTTTCTTGCCGTCCTCCGGCTTGTAGGAAACGTTCAAGTCTTTAAATGATCTCATGTCTTTGCCTGTTAATTTTTTAAACAACGTATGACAGTCGGCGTGCTTGGCCATCCCGTAGAACGACGCTATCAGCTCACGCCTCCTCCTTCTCGATTTTACCTCGTGCATTTTTCGGGCGAACTTCTGCTTGATGCGCTTGCGAAGGCGGACATGGTCCGCACCGAAAGTCACATACCCCAGAAAGTCGATGCCCTCGCCCGGCGGGAACACGCGCTCGTTCCCCTTCACCAGGAGACCGGCACACTCCATGCGCCCGTGGACGGCATCACGAATCTTCCACAGTTCCGCTTTCGTTTTACCCAGTACGACGCCGTCATCACAATAGCGGTAGAAATGACGCACGGCATACCTGTCCTTCAGATAATGGTCCAGATACACAGACAAAAGCAAATTGCCCAGCCCCTGCGAGCTGCGCAGGCCGATACTCAGACCTTCAGGCATCAGGCGGATAAAGCTCTCCAGCATGGTCACGAGCTTTGCGTCCTTGAACACCCGGCTGACGCAATACATCACAAAATCCTGCTTCACGCTCTCGTAGAATTTGGTGATGTCAAACTTGTAACAGTAACGTGTACCATCAGGGTCTTCGGCCATGTCACGGCGGACATACGCCAGGAGGTCGTGCATCCCCCGTCTCTTGATACTGGCGGAGGTGGTACGGATGAAACGTTTCCGCAGATGGCGGTCCACCACCGCCATGATGGCATGCACGGCGATGCGGTCCTTCATCGGGATCACCTGAATGCGGCGTAGCTTGCCGCCCTCGATGATCTCGCGTTCACGGTAGTCCTTCACGCGGAAAGTACCGGATGCGATCTGCGCGACCAGCTCCTCCAACACCTCGGGCTTATGCGCGAGCAGATAGCACCCCTGGCGGCTGCGTTTACGCTTGCTGCCGCGAAGGACCTGCCGGAAGGAAGCCTCCATGTTGGAAGGCTCCACGATCTCCTCGATGATATACCCAACCCTGCGCATAAATTACTGTTTATTGCTTTTAATACGGGGCCTTCAATCCCCCGGGCCCGGCTTCTTCGAACCGTTTCCGGCCTACCAAACCCTACCCGACACTTTATTTTTCAGTTTTCCGGCCCTTACGGACCGCTGTTACTGCGGCTTGCCCCCCTCGGCACCACGGTGGGGACAAGTCCCCGGTGTTGTACGCCGATTAAAATTTCCTTTCGATTGTTGTTCAGACGAGAACCGATGTTCGTGTTCGTATTCGAGGAATCGTTGTTCGCATTCGACATCGAAACACCGCCATTCGGGTTCGCGTTGTTGTTGCCACGATAGACCACACGGCCTATGGGGAGGCGCCACCTTTCAAATGCAAAAGTACTATTTTCAAATTATTATTTAACAAACAGATACAAAACCTGACGTCAAAAAAATATTTTTCGACGGGCTGACGCCCGTAATGAACGGCGTTCCCCTGCTCGGGGAACACCGGATGTTTTGTCGCTTCGCTCCCGCTTTGACGCTTTACGCGGCCGATCATGCAACCTCGCTTATCGCTTTAAACGCCACGGCGCTCGACGCCTTAACGAGCCGGCCGCGGAAGGACAGACGAGAACCGATGTACGTGTTCGTATACGAGGAATCGTAGTACGCATACGACATCGAAACACCGCCACTCGGGTACGCGTAGTAGTAGCCA